AGCGAGAACGGCAGCCCCCGGTTGCAGCTCATCGAGAGCCATCGCATCGGCTCCCCCGGCGGCCAGAATCTGGTCACCGAGGGAAACTACAAGGGGCTGAAGATGCTCAACGGCATCGTCTACGACCCGTTCGACCGTCCGCTCGCCTACAACCTGCTGCCCGCCGATGCCGGCTACGGAGTCATCCCCTACGGCACCGCCTACAATTTCCTCCCCGCCTCCGCCGTCCAGCACGTCTACGACCCCCAGTATTTCAGCCAAGGCCGCGGCGTGCCCACCATCTGCCACGGCATCTTGGATTGGTACGACATGCACGAGATGCGCGAGGCCGAGAAGACCGGCGTCAAGGCCTTCTCCAAGCACGCGATGGTCGAGTACAACGACACCGGCCGCGCCGACCTTTCCGCCGCCTACACCGCCAACCGCACCATCGGCGGCACCGCCGATGCGTCAAAAGTCGATACCTCCGTCAAAGTCATCGAGGACGGCCTCATCCGCTATTTCCGCGCCGGGTCGGGCAACAAGATCGAGAGCCTCGAGGGCAACCGGCCCGGCGCGGCCTGGGAGAGTTTCATGGACCACATCGCCCGCAGCGCGCATCGCGGCATGGATTGGCCCATCGAGATGCACGACCTCCGCGGCATCGGCGGCGCCAGCGTCCGCGGCCTCGTCTCCCAGGTGAAGCGCAGCGTGGAGCAGCGACAAGAGCAGCTGTGGAGCCCCTTCCGCGCCGCCGTGCTCTACGCCGCCGCGCGCTACATGGCCCGCGGCGAGCTACCCATGGCCGACGATTGGGACAACATCGGCTTCTCCCTGCCCGCCACCTTCGGCGTCGATGTCGGCCGCGACCAAGAGAACCGCCGGCTCAACATCGCCATGGGGCTCGAGACCGTGGCCAGCTACGTGACCGAGAGCGGCGAGGGCGACCTCGAGGACCACTTCCGCGCCAACGCCCGCGCCGCCGCGCTCGCCCAGCGCATCGCCGAGGAAGAAGGCGTCGACATCGAGCACGTCTACAACCCCGGCGCCGCCAGCCAGCCCGCCGCCACCACCCTGGCCGATGACCCATCGGAAAACCCGCCGGTGGCGGGTGGGCAAGTGAGCCAGTGAGCCAGTAGGTCAGAAAACACCCAATCGCGCCCACCCACTCACTGGCTCACTGGCTTACTCGCCCACTCACCTACTCACTTTATGCGCTTCCCCCGAATCCTCGCCGCCATCCGCAGCACCCCGTGGGCCGCGCTGCCGTCCACCGTCCACGCCATCCATGCCGCGGTTATCGCGGCGGCCGGGCGGCCCCGGGCGGCCATGGGGGAAGACGAACCGATGCCGGCGCCCGAACCTGCCTACGTCATCTCGCCCGATGGCATCGCCGTGATCCCGGTGCGGGGCATCATCGGCAAGCACCTCTCCTCGATGGAGACCATGTGCGGCGGGTACGACCTCGACACGCTGGCGCCCGCTTTGGCCGCCAGCGCCGCCGACCCGCGCGTCCGCGAGCGCGTGCTCTTCATCGATTCCCCGGGCGGCACCTGCACCGGCGTGCCCGAGGCCTTCGCCGCCGTGCGCCGCAGCGCCGACATCAAGCCCGTGTTCGGCTTCACCGATTCGCAGGCGTGCTCCGCCGCCCAATGGATTGCCAGTGCCTGCGACCGCTTCGCCATCACCACCAGCGCCACCGTCGGCAGCGTCGGCGTCTACTGCGCCCTGGTGGATGAAAGCGCCGCCTGGGCCAAGGACGGCTACCGGCTCGAACTCGTGAAGGCTGGCGCCCAAAAAGCCGCGGGCATCGCGGGCGCCCCCATCACTGCCGACGACGTGGCCGGCTTCCAGCGCAACGTCGACACCATCTACGGGATGTTCATCGCCGATGTCCGCACCGGCCGCGGCCTGGTGGACGACGCCGTGCTACAAGGCCAGACCTTCATGGGTCACGCCGCCGTGGACGCCAACCTGGCCGACGACGTCGTGACCGACCTCGCCGACCTGCTCGCCCAGATTGTCGCGGCCCGATGAAAGCCAGTGTGAAAGTGAGCCAGAGAGCCAGTAGGTCAGAGAAGGCGCGCAGTCCGCTGGCTCACTGGCTTTCTGGCTCACTCACCCACTTCCCCGGCGCTTCGCGCCGCACCGCCACCATGGACGCCCGCACTTCCCATTCGTAACCGGCACACCGCCACCAAACCCCACATGAGCCTTTTCTCCAAAAAGCCCGCCTTCGTCCTCACCGCGCTCGCGGCTGCTGGTATCAGCGCCGAGCAGGTCGACGCCGCCTACGCCGCCGGCAACACCGACTTCCTCGTCGGTGAATCCGCCACCCGCGACCAGCTCGCCGCCGACATCGCCACCAAGGACCGGGCGCTGCAAGCCCGGGACGCCATGTTGCAAATTGCGGCCACCCGCGACACCTCGTTCCTCGCCGCACTGAGCGCGCTCGGCATCGACCCGGTCGCCCTGCTCGCCGCCGGCGCCGACCCCGCCGCCATCGCCGCGGCCACGCTGAAGACCGCCGCTGCCCGCGAAGCGGCCGAGACCCTTTCCAAGCACGGCATCAAGCCCATCGCCGGCGCCAGCACCCCGGCCGGCAGCGGCAAGCCCGAACCCCAGACGTTGGCCCAATACCGGGAGATGAAACCGTGGGAAGCGAAGTCGTTCTTCGCATCCGGCGGCACGCTCGCGGACTGACCACCACCCAGCCCACACCCACTCCCGTCGATACTCAACACCTAGACCACCATGGCAAACACCCTCACAAACCTGATTCCAGACGCCTTTGCGGCGATGGATGTCGTCTCCCGCGAGTTGGTCGGATTCATCCCCGGCATCTCGCGCGACACCAGCGCTGATCGCGTCGCGATCAACCAGTCCCTCCGCATCCCCGTCGTCGGCGCGAACACCGCCGGCCTCGACATCACCCCCGCGATGGCTTTCCCTGCGCGGGCTGACCAGACCGTCGCCAACGTCGCGCTCACCATCACCAAGCAGCGCGCCTATCCCTTCAGCTGGACCAACGAAGAGCGCTACTCGCTCAACCAAGGCCCCGGCGTCCTCACCATCAATCAGGGCCAGATTGCCCAAGCGATGCGCGCCGCGGTCAACGAGATGGAGTCCGACATCGCGGTCGCCGCCAACCTCGGCGCCTCACGCGCCTACGGCACCGCCGGCACCACCGCCTTTGCCACCAACCTCGGCGAGTCCGCCCAGATCAAGAAGATCCTCGACGACAACGGCGCTCCGGGCGTGGACCGCTCGCTCGTGGTCAACACCTCCGCCGGCGCTGCCCTGCGCACGCTGCTCAACAACCCGCTCAATGCGAACACCTCGCTGAGCGGCGACATGACCCGCCAGGGCGTTATCCTCGATGTCAACGGGTTCAACTTCCGCGAGTCCGCCCAGGTGGTCACCAGCACCGCGGGTGCCATGGCCAGCGCCACCTCCACCAGCGCCGCCTTCACCGTGGGGCAGACCGCCATCCCGCTGGCAACTGCCGGCACCGGTGTGGTCGCCGCGGGCGATGTCATCACCTTCGCCAGCGACACCAACAAGTACGTCGTGGCGGCGGTCTCGTTTGCCGGTGCGAATCCGGCCTCGGGCGATACCATCACGTTGGCTGCTCCCGGCCTTCGCGTCGCGCAAGGTGTCGCCACCCGCGCCATCACCGTGGTCGCCGCCGCGGCGCGCAACATCGGGTTCTCGCGCAACGCCATCGTGTTCGCCACCCGCTTGCCGTCGTCCGTCGAGCGCGACCTGGCCTTCATGAAAGAAATCGTCACCGACCCCGTCTCGGGCATCTCCTTCGAGATTGCCGGGTATCCCGGCATCGACATGGCCACCTACCATGTCCGCGCCTGCTGGGGCGTCAAAGTCATCAAGCCCGAGCACATCTCCATCTTGCTCGGCTAAGCAAGTGGGTGAGTGGGCAAGTGAGCCAGTAGGCCAGAAAGCTGACGCCGTCCGCACTCACTCACTGGCTCACTGGCTCACTGGCTCACTCACCCACCGCCGCACCGCCCCGCCCTTCGGATTCGCTCCCCGAGGGGCGGGGTTTTTCCTTCTCCCCATGAACGCCTTCGACACCCTCTGCGCCACCTCGCTCGAAGCCGCTGCCTCCGTCTGCGGCCAATCCTTCAAGCTCGCCGGCACCGACACCCTGTTCGTCGGCATCCTTGATGCCCACCGGCGCCGCACCAAGCTGGCCGATGGCGGCTTCGGCATCGAGTGCGACTCCCTGCTCACCGCGGCCAAGGCCCAGTTTGCCGGCATCGTGCTGCCCAAGACCGGCGGACGCCTCCTGTGCAACGGCCACACCTACGTCATCGTCGACATCACCGACGACCCGTCGGGCATCGTCTTCGGACTCAATGGCATAAGCCAGTGAACGGAAGTAGGCGAGTGAGCCAGAGAGCCAGTGAGTGACGCTGGCGCTCTTCTCTGACCCACTGGCTTTCTGACCTACTGGCTCACTTCGCCACATCATGAACATCGGCTTCCAGGTCGCCATCGCCCAGCTTGAGAACGCCCTCCGCGCCCTCGCGGCTGGCACCGGCAAGGAGCTGCGGCGCGCGTTGCGCGAAGACCTCGGCCGCCCGCTCGTGGCCGACCTCATCAAGTTCACTCCGCCCAACACTTTCAAGGGCGCCCGCCAGCAATCCCACACCGAGCAGCGCAAGATCGGCCAATCGCGCGTCCGGATGGACCTGCGCCGGCTGTTCAAGGGGAAAGCCCAGCTCGACGCCATGAGCAAGGCCAAGGGAACGCTTGGCGCCGCCATCGCGCGCGCCGTCAAAGCGGGCGACATCACCCTGGCCAACCAGCTCCTCACCCGCGGCCACTGGAAGGAGACCGCCGCTTACGAGCCCACCCGCGCCCTGCATCGCGCCGCCCGCAATAGTCGCGGCCGCGTGGCCAAGACTGCCGCGGGTATCTTCGTCCACAACGAAGCCGCCCGCCGTGAGTTCCTGGCCGACCGCCTCCGGTTTGTCGGCCTGGGCAAGAGCGGCTGGAACGCCGCCGCCGATGGCGTAGGGCTGGCTTCCCGTCACCGCCCCGCCTACGTGCGCGCGCTCGGTGGCGATGGCGTCTACACCGAAGAGGGCAGCGCCGCCGCGCCGGTGATGACCCTGGGCAACAACGTGCCCCACATCCAAGAGGCCGGCCGCGAGCTGCGCATCATCGATGCCGCGCTGAAAGTCCGCCGGCAGCTGCTGCCGAAGCAGCTCGAGCAGACCCTCCGCGCCATCGCGCGCAAGGCCCGTGTGAAAGTGAGCCAGTGAGCCAGAAAGCCAGTGAGTGAGGCTGGCGCTGGCTCTCTGACCTACTGGCTCACTTGCTCACTTCTTCGCCGGCTTCGCCGGCGCGCCGCCACCATGGACGCGCGCGCACATCGGTTGACATGCGCTGCCTTCGTCCGCTTTTTTTCCTCCTCCTC